GTTAAAACTTGCGTGAGGCTTGGAACTTCAACAATTGGATTTAACGGGTCTGTATTGTCAACTGTTGTTCCTGTAACTGATTGTACACCGCCGCCACCGCTTGTTCTAGTTACGGTAACAGCTATTACATTTTGATTAACTGTAATATCAACCTCTTGTATATTTTCCTGTATTGTAATATTTACACTCATACTACCTCTTCTGAAATTACTTCAACTATACTAAAAATACCGTTAATCCATCTTTGAGATTGACCCGCATAAACGCCATTTGCAAACTCGATTAAAACGTCGTAAAGATAATTACAAGCTGGTATATCTATAAACTGCTCATCTAACTCAAATTCTCCACCCGTCGCATCTGTTATCGTTGTTTGAATTTCATACGCTACAAGTCCTTTTGGTTGCTTTCTAAGTTGAATTAAAATAGTTGCCCCCGTTAAGTCTATCGGGTCGCCGTTACCCTCTGCGAGTGTTACTATTTGCTTGTCGAACGTTGTCGCTCTTTTGTGTGTCCAATTTACTGTTTTCATTACTTAGAAAAATTTGTAGTTTTTTGATATTCTCTTGAGTGCGTTTGTGTATTTTCTTTTCCATTTTGCTAACTGAAATAAAGACCGCCTAATACGCTACCGTTATTATTAGGAGGTATAATTGTGTTTTCTGAACTATTATATTCAGGTAATTGATTAAGAGATAGCCATCTTTCTAAACGCTCTTGATACATTTCAGCTTTTAATCTGTAATTCTTTACCAAATAATCTACTTCTGTTTTGTCGGCAGCTACTGTGTTTTCAGATTGCGTTTTGAAAATACCATTTCCATCTACTTTATAAGCACCCGTTGACAAATATTCAACTGCACTTTGTCGAATTAAAAAAGGTTTAATGTAATCATTAAACAAAGTCAAATATAAACCATCTAAATCATCGTTTCCGTAATCTGTATCGATTTTATTAAACAAAGTTTCTCCCAAAACCTCTTCAAGTTTTGAACGTTGCGCATCCTCGACAGCTGGAATCCACAAATCTATATCTATGTTTCCACCTAGCAGGGTCTTTTTAGCGAGTTCATTTTCTTTTAACCAAATATTCATATCAATTTAGTTTAAAATTATTATTACTAGGTTGTGCGGGTTGTGCCACAAGCGGGTCGTTTTCTTGCCACTTCGCTTTTGGTCTATCTTTCGGGTCTAAATCTAAAATTAATTTTCTAGCTTCATTTACTGAAATAGAAGTGTTGTCTCTTTTTAAGTAAATCTTACGTTGCCAAAAGTGTTTGCAATTTACACCTCCTTTATAAAGCCATATTGAATATGTATCTGCACCGTTTGCTCCCAATCCCTTATTAACTACTTTTGTTTCAGCTAGTACAATATCTTCTTTTCTATAAACCTTGTCCGCTTGTATTAATTTTTTACAAAATTCTCTTTGTCCTGTACTATCGCCAGCGTATGAATATCTAACTTTAAATAAATCGGTATCTTGTTCGCTTGTGGCATTTGGAAAAGATGAAAATGTACGTGCCATTTGTATTGACAACTCCGTAATAGGCAATTCGGCTTTAACGGGAATACAATCTATCTCTTCCCACTCTTCTTCGTTAATAGTTTCTCCTAGTTCGATTAAACCATCGGCGCACTCGGATAAAACTAATTGCTCCGCTTCATTTGACAGGTTTGTTTTTAGTGTTGTAGGCGTTACGATAACAGGCTCGCTTCTCAAACTTTCAAACTCCAAATTAATCGATACGTTATTAACTGCGATTATTTCCATAAACGCATCTAATATACTTTCTTGTTTTGGAACGATAACATTAATCATTAACTCTTCAAACGCTACTTTTAATTCGTCAGCGTTTGAACTGAAACCGCTTGATTCTTTTACTCCAACGATTAAAGGAGATGGTAATTTATGTGCGGTCATTAACTGCTGTCTTGACTCCGCTGAAAGATATTCATATTGTTTGTGAGCCTCTGAAACTTCCATTGCTGTAATGGTCATTTCAGAATCTTTACTATCGTTTTGATTAACTATAAAACGCCCTGCACGATTTGAACCGCTCGCCTTTTCTTTTAAAGTTTTAATTGCTGATTCAACTTCAATATCACTTCCTTGAACGCCTCCGTTAAGATTTATAATGTAACCAAAAGAAAGTCCGTTTTGAATATGGTTAATACAATAGTTTTGAAACTCCTCTTCAAACTTCGCCCACGACAAACCGCTTACATAACTAGGGTTTGCAAAATAAAATTGCCCTACTTGATAATCTCTAATTACATAAATTTCCGAACGTTCTCCCGAACCGCTACCGTAACCAAACGCATCGTATCTAACAGGTTTGTATTTATTCGTGTTTGAAAAATCATAACAGTTGTAATAAGCTACAATGTCCCCATCTTCATTCGCTACCTCTGGAACTACCTTTTCTTTTGCTATGTGGTAACACTTAGCTACTTTATTGTTTAAATATTTAACCTCGATTGAAGCCTCTCCAAACAACTCAAAGTCTTTACAAATTTTACGAACGTCATTTTTAGAAAATATTGACATTACCATTGCCCATTCTTGCGCCTTAGTAATTTTGTCTTTTGAAGTTAAACCCTTGCCATAAATGAAACGTGAATAACTGTCAATGATTGCCGAGTTTGTAGGCGAACCGTTATAAGCGTCGATAATGGTTTTGTAAAAATCATTCTTATCGCCATTCAATACCCATTTACGCCCTCTAACCTCTTTAATTTCGGGGCGAATGTAATTTGACATTAATATTTCGTGTAGATTAACACCCATAACTATACTTTTAAAATTCCTTTATTCAACTCGAACTCATTAAAATCAGTTTGAGCCGTTGCATACGCCTTGCCTCTATAAATTAACTCGTTATCTTCTTTGATTTCAACCTCAAATGATTGCCCCTCTACCGTTTGAAAGTTAGAAAAGTTGATATAGAGTTGAAAGTTTTGATAAAAAACGCCATCGTGAGGCACTAAAACGGTTGTGTCTTTCAATTCATCACGTAAAAACAGGGTAATTACGCCACTATTATAGCTGCTAGGGACGCATTTCATAACGTGAGAAGTTGATAAATTGAATATCTGCATACCTTTATAACTACATAATAGCGTTTTGTTATAAAAAAAGCCACTATTTAAGTGGCTTTAGTTGTAGGTTATGCGTAATGTAGACTAAATATTGTCAACAGAAACGAATGTTTTTAGGGCAGTTTTAGTAGTTCCGTCCAAGAAAGGCGATAACGCTCCCTCTTCTGCGGCGATTGTTAGTGTAAATCCTGTTAAATCCGCACGACCCGCACCCGTTACTTTAGTGCAGTTTGACATTGTACCGCCTGTTTGACCAACTAAAACAATGTTTCCGTTATAATCTTCAACGTAAACCACAGGTCTTAATTGACAAATCTCTGTAATCTGAACCTGTAACGCTGGACTTAACAAAGGAAGTGTTACAGCCAATGAAATTACGTTTAAGAACGTACCCGCATCCTCTGAACTTGTACCCGTTTCTGTTAGTGCGTTTGTTGTGGCTTTTACTTCAAATCTAAAAACCTCGTCAACAGTTCCTAAAGATGTTACAACTTGATTTGCAACCGTACCATCAAAAGCGATGTTTTGAAAGTAAATGTTTTTTATCCCGCCTGTTTGGTTTTTTCTTTGTAGTAATCTACCCGATGTGATTGCCATATTTTATAAATTTAAAATAAGAGGGGAAACTAATCCCCTCTAGTTACTTTTTATCCTCCGTAAAGAACATTCCATTTTTGATTAACAACCCAAGTAGTCATAGTGTTGATTAATTTCAAAACTCGTCTTGTTGAAGCGTTAGCTTCTTTCTCGATAATTAATTGAGATGAATCAGAAAGCAAATCCATAACTAATTTCAAGTGAGATTTTGGAGCTACAATTCTAAATCCTACCAAGTCAACAAAGATGATTTTAACATCATTGAAGTACATATCGTTAAAAGAATTTCCAACAAAGTTTTCTTGCAAAGCTGCGCCTTGAACTCGGTTGACTGTTTTTATTAACTTGTAATCTCCTTTTGGAGCATAGATAATCGGAGCATCCTCCCCTGTCTTAACTAGAATATCATCAGGAATAGTATTGTAAATCTTAACATACTCTGCAACAATTGACGGTGCTGTTACTGCCGCGATACTTAATACTTTTTTGTAATCTCCTAATCCAGCACCCGCAACCGCTTTAGAGTTTGAATCATTATAAATCATTGTAGCTGGAATAGAATCAAACAATGTAGTTGGCATTGCCGCTACTAATGTTTGCGCTCCAGCCGAAATAGAACCTTGCGCTGCGTTTGGTGTCAATGCTGCAATAGCTGCTTTTGTTGCAGTTGTCGCACCATTCCAAACTCCACTTTCTAGTTTGGCACTAGTTGCTGGTTGTACTTGAATTAATACTCTTTGGTCGAATTCATCTGAAACAACGTTAAATGCTCCTGCTGCCATTGACTTCTCAAATCTAGTTCCTAACAAAGAACTTTCGTCGATGATTCCTTCAACGTTAAAAGTCTTTAAGTTAACGGTAGATTTTTGAGTTGCTAAAGCTACATTGTCTGATGTTACTGGTCCGTAATTAGCAGCCGAGAAAGTTACCGATGCTGAACTTTCGTAAATATCCATCCCTGATTTATGCCCCTCTACTAACTCAATTGTTTCTCCTCGAAATGTAGGAGAATCAGAATATATCTCTTGGATAATTTCTGGAAATTCTGATTGTGCGGTTTTTGTACCTGTAAATGTTATTGCCATTTTTTCTTTTTTTTTATTAAATTAATCCTCTATTAAATTTCACTTTCTCCAAATTCGTCATTTGGTCGTAAGTCTTTGCAACTTGCGTTTCAGGCTTTGCTTTAGTCGATGCTTATAATTTCACTTGAATTTCTT